ATCGCTTCGCGCCAAGCTCAAGCGTTCTGAAGGCGATGCGATCAGCGTGGAAATGGCCGGCCTTCTGTCCGAATGGATGGAAGAGAAGGACGGCGGTGTGGAATACGCCCACGACTGGTTTCTGGCGTTCGCTGCGGAACAGGGTTTGGCAGTGGACTCCGTCCCGCCTGCGCCCGCTGGTGGTTGGGCCTGCGAATTGACTGCCATCCAGTCAAAGGTCATGCAGATCGGTGCAATCACAGGCAGCGTCCTGGGTGTGACGGCTGAGACTGTTGCGGACGGCAAGATTGATCAGTCCGAGGCCGATCGCATCGTCGAGTTTGTCCGTGACCTGCGCACCATGTGCCACCGCCTTGAGCGCAACGTTCTGCGCGCTGCGAGTAAGTGATGGAAAACCGGGTCTTCATCCTCTCCAGCCCCCTGGCCCGTCGCAACGCCGCGCATGCGTGCGCTCATGCGCCCGATGGCTACAAGGTAGAGATCAAGGCGAAGACTCGTTCACGGTCGCAAAACGCTTTCTCTCACGCCTGGTACGAAGAAATCTCTCTGGCCCTGCCGGAAGACGATGCCATGGGATGGAAGTGCTACTGCAAGCTGCATCACGGCGTGCCGATCCTGCGTGCTGAGGATGACGAGTTTCGTGAAGCCTATGACGGCGCCATCAAGGGACTGACATACGAGCAGAAATTGCTTGTCATGCGTGTGTTCCCTGTCACGTCCCGTATGACAACCAAACAGTTGACCAAGTATGCCGAAGCCGTGCGCGACGACTTCTTCGCGCGTGGCGTCATGTTGGAAGTGGAGGCTGCATGACCTGGAACACCACTCTCAAGCGCAGCACGCCGCTCCGCGCTCGTGGCGCGATCAGCCGTCGCAGCCAGCCGATCAAGTCGAATGGCATGAAAGGCGCGTCTGTGTCGACCGCTCAGAAAGAATTCCATGATCAGCTTGCGAGTCGCATAGGCTGCGTGGCCTGTCGCATGGATGGGATCTTCAACGACTACGTGTCGATCCACCACATCGATGGTCGGACGAAGCCTGACGCTCACTGGAAGGTTCTGCCGCTGTGTGGAAGCCACCACCAAGACGATGGCCTGGCTATCGCGGTTCACCCGCACAAGGCGATGTTTGAGACGCGCTATGGCAAGCAGATGGATCTGCTGGTGTGGTGCATCGAACAGCTTCAATCTCAGGGTTGCGAGGTGCCTGCTGGCGCTCTGGTGGCGGCTGGGATGCTGGAGGTTGTGTGAACGCGATGCCTAAGTCTCCGCAGGTCGAGGATGGCCACATCAAAATTGCCAATGAGCTGTTCGAGGCAATCATGGCTTTCCCGTTTAAGCAGACCACGTTGCGTGTGCTGCTGGCAGTTCTGCGCAAGACCTATGGGTACGGCAAGAAGGAAGACGACCTTTCAGCGTCGCAGATCGGCGTGCTGTTGGGCGACATGAAGCGCCAGCACATCACCACGGCATTGAACGAGCTGGCCGCGATGGGGGTTATCACCAAGCGCCCGGGGAAGTATGGATCTCTAGTTGGAATTAACAAGGACTATTCGCGGTGGTTTGCTAGTCCGAAATCCGGACAGGTGAACGAATCTCGGACTAGTCCGAATCTTGGACAGGTGAACGAATTCCGTGCATCTGCTAGTCCGAAATCCGGACAGGTCGATAGTCCGAATCTCGGACACACAAAAGACAACCTTCCAAAAGACAACCAACAAAATGAATCTGCTGACGCAGATTCCTGCGGCGAGCAAAGCGTAAAGCTCGCACTTGTCCCGACTCCGCCTCCCGTCATCAGCCTTCCGGTGAAAGACGGCTCCGAGTTCGAGATAACTGAAGACCTGGTGGCTGAGTGGAGTGCTGCCTACCCCGGAGTGGATGTCCGCGGCGAGCTGGCAAAGGCTCGTGTCTGGCTGCGTGCATCCCCTCAAAACCTGAAAACTCGCCGTGGCGTGGGCAAATTCGTGGTGGGTTGGCTTGGCCGATCTGCTAAACCCGCGCCGGGCTTTTCTTCCGCGAGGAAATCAGCACATGGAAACTTCAGCTTGCAGGACTACCACGCCGGGGTTGCAGCGGATGGCACTTTCTAGCCTCACCCCGGCCAAGGGCCACTGCGACACGCATGGCGACTTCGACGGCTATACGCTGGGCGGCGGCCCCCACTGCCCGGCCTGTGCGGAAGAGCGCATCGAAAGGGATCGCGCTGCGCAGCAAGAGGCCACGTTGCGTGAGTTTCGCCAGCGTCGCGCCGATTACCTGCTGGGGAAGGCTGCCATACCGCCACGCTTTGCAGACCGTAGGTTGTCGAACTTCGTACCGCACGCCCAAGGACCGGCCAAGGCTTTGCAAGTAGCCAAGAAGTTCGCCGATGACTTCGCGGAATGCGAGAAGACCGGGCAAAGCCTGATTTTCTGCGGTGGTGTCGGAGCAGGGAAGACGCATCTGGCCGTGGGCATCTGCCACGAGATCATCGCCAAGGACAAGATGGCCGTTTTTACATCGGTCCTGAGTGCGATCAGGTCAATCAAGGAGACATTCCGCAAGGGGTCTGAGCAGTCGGAAGCCGATGCGATCCAGGCGCTAGTTCAGCCTGACCTGCTGGTGCTCGATGAAGTGGGCGTTCAATTCGGGTCCGAAACGGAAAAGATGTACTTGTTCGAGATCATCAATGGCCGCTATGAGGCTATGAAGCCGACCATCCTGCTGAGCAACTTGGCCAAAGATGCCTTGACCGAGTTTATCGGCGAGCGGGTCATTGACCGACTACGAGAAGGCGGCGGGAAGATGGTCGTTTTCGACTGGCCCAGCTACCGCAGGCTGGCGGGTCATGGGGAGCAATCATGAAATTTGCACAACACGACAAGCACGGGGTTGCCATAGTCAATTGCTTGCGAGTCTATGGACCCCAGACGATTCGAGATGTGGCTGAATCAATTGGGATAGAGCCGCGGAGAGCGGATTCAACAATGCGCCGGCTTATTTGCCAAGGCTACG